TACCTCGCCCCGCCGCAGGTCGTTTTCCATTTCCGCCGCCTCGCGCTTGGCCCGCGTCAGCATCATGCGCTCGTTGGTCAGCGTCTCCTTGCCCGCGCCGCCGATGTAGGTGATGTACCGCGCCACCGTCGGCTGTAACTCATAAAGCCCCGGTCTGGCCTCCACGATCACGCCCTCGTCCCGAAGCTGGCGTACCCGCCGCTCCGTCAGACATAACCACTGGGCCACTACTTTGCTTGTGTAGAGTGTCATTCCATCCACCGCCCTTTCCCCAGACGAACCGCTGTGAAGATTGCCACAATCGCCGTGACCAGCATACCCAGCATTTCCAACTGCGTGACTGCCAGAAAGCAGCACACCGCTGTCCATCCAGCTATGACCACCGCCGTCGGCACAATCCCCCACGGATGCGGAACCGCCAACACTCCGCCCAGCAAAGCCGCTGCCAGCAACACGCCGCCCAGCAGGATTGTTAAAATGCTTTCCATTATGCCATCTCCTCTGCGTCCTCTCCATCCGTTTCCGGGTCTGGTACATCCACCGCGCCGGTGGCCCTCATGCGCAGCAGCTCCAGCTTTTCCCGCTCCAGCGTCATGCGTTTTTCGCTCTCCTCCAGCGCCCGCAGGCTGTCCGCGATCTTGGCGATGCGGCCCTGCACCTTGTATAGCGCCTCCTGCAATTTCAGCACACGGCTGAACGCGCTGTCCTTGCTGTACATTCCCATGCTCTGCAAGGCACCGTCCTGCTTGTCCTTACCGCGTCCGCCCGGCACTCTCATGTCCATCAGGCTGGAGATATATAGGCTATCTTCCGGGGCGCTTTCATACTCGGTGATCTTCGCCAGTATCTTGTGTTCCCGGAATTTCAGGATTTTCATTTCATGCTCCAGGGCCTCTTTGCTTTTCAGCGGCGTTTGCTCCACAAGCTCCCGCTCGCAGTCCGTCAGCATATCAAAAAAGACGGCGCTGTACGCTCCGTCCTTCTCCGCGTTCTTATTCCCGACCGGTGCGCCCGGATGGCTCCCCGCGGCGTTCTGTTTCCCGGCGCTGTTCCGGTTCCCCGGCTGGCCGCCCCGCTTTCTTTTGGGCAGCGCCTCGTCCCACTTGTCCGCCGCTTTCCAGTTACGCAGCGTTTGATAGCCCACGCCTTGCTCTTTTGCCAGCTCCCGCAGGCTTACTTCCTCGCCCCTCGCTTTTCGGGCGATGTATTCAGCCTTGGCGGTGTCGCGCTTTTCGCTCCGCTTCGGCATTTCACACCTCCAAATGATCGTGCGCCCCGGCGCAGCCTACAAAAATACCCCGCGTAGGTACGCAGGGCTTCGGCTTGTGCAGGGCGCATTCAACGGCAAAGCCCGCAGCGTTTCCGCCACGGGCTTTATTGCACACTATGATATTAACACGGAAAACCTGCGAAAGTTGCTAACTCCCCAAAATTTTTTCAAGAGACACAGTTGTATGACACCATCCCCAGGAGTACTGTCAGTAAGGTGTTTTCATGGTTCTGGTCATTCAATACCTCTATTTGCACCATGTAATCGCCATACCCGCTAATACTCAGTAGCTCTTGCAGGCTGTTGGACGCTTCCGCCGTTGTGTCCACAATCGCCTCCCACTGTTCTACCGCTGTCGGTACCCCTTGCTCCGCCAGCATCGCACAAGCTGCCAAGCCGTCCTGCCACACGCTCACAGTGTACACATACCCCTCTAAGTCAATCTCATAGTTGTTTCCAAATCCAGATAGTGCCTGTGCAAAGCGCTCCCGCAGTTCATCTTCACTGATTTTTTCTGGTTCTGTATAGTTCGAGATGTAGTCATCCTCCAGGAACAAGTATTGACCCACATCCTTTTCGCCTATTTGTACCAGCGGCCCTGTCATGGCTTCTCCGTTTTTCCCAATTTCATATTGCACACTTGCGTTCTGATCTTCCGGCTTCATGACCACAGACAGCGTGTATTCCCCAAGCAGGTAATGCCCATTATCCCAAAACATATCGCTGACAGCCTGCCCGTCCTTAACCTTTACCGTTTGCTTTTCAGAATAGCCCTCCTCGTTGCTCAGTGTCAATTCCAGTTTTGTCCCGTTCGGCAGGTTCGTGTTCACCGCAAACACCGGCAGCCCTGCATCTCCCGACACTTCGATTTCCATTTCTGCCTCGTACTGTTTCAACGAATAATATGTGATCTCCACCACATCGGTTCCCTCGTGTCGGTCTCCTTTGCGGAACAGGTTTTCACCGTTCACAGTTATCTTTGTGATTTTTCCCGCATCATCAGCAGAACTCGTTTCCTTTATGTTCTCCTGAATATTGGTAAATCCGGCTGCGGACAGAGCTTCTATGGCCTCTCCCGCCGTTTGTGTCTGCCACCCGTCACTTCCAAATGGAAGGTCGGCTGGATTTTCATATTTTGCTCCGCACCCAGACATAAGCAAAAGGAGCGTTCCCATAAATAGTAGAAGTACAATTCCTCTTTTTGTTTTCACTGCGTCGCAACCCCCTTTGTATAAAATAAAAAGTGCGGCTACCGAAGCAGCCGCACAAAAACACAAACTCCGATAGTCGCCAAACCAATCTGCGCAAACGGGTCTCCCCATACGAACAGAAACGGAATTTGCATTTTATCAAATTCACTCTGTTCGCATAGGCGAATACCCAAAAGGGTATAGTAACCCCTTTGGATTTTGTTTGCGCAATTATTCAGATTGGTTTGGCCTTTGTATTATATCGCATTTTGTCGCAAAATAAAAGTGCTTTTCAAAATAATTCCTTATTCGTTTTCCTCTTGTGCTATCCATTGCATAGCCCATGGGGGATTTTTTATGCCTTGCTTGCTCATTCGCCCCCGTTTGTCGCATTTTTGACCCCCCAGCTATTTCCCGGCCCGGCCCCGGGGAAGCGATTTTTTGACCCCTTACCTAAAAAAATTTTGCGCTTCCGAACCCGCAAGGCTTGGCCTGCGGCCCAGCAGTACCTTTCGCGGGCGCTGGCGTTCCGATTTCGCGCGGGCGGGTGAGGGCGCGGGCGCGTTTGGTGTGATCTTCGGCCTGGCCGCTGGCGTTGGTGCTGGCCTTGGCCGCCTGTTCTGCTCCCGCTGGTGGTGGGCTGCCCCTGCCTGGTGCGGTGGCTACTGTCCGGTCTCCCGGCTGGCGGCTCCTGGTTGCTGTTCCCGCTGTCCCTCTGCCTGCTGGCGGCTTGCACTGCCCCCGGGCCTGCATGAGTACGCCCCACCGCCCGCGCCCGCATAGGCCGCAGCCACCACGGCGACGATCTGCCGCCCACGGTTCCGGCTCACACCATGCCACCCCCGGCCCGATCTGCCGCCGCCGTCTCCCGCTGATCTGCCGCCCGTCCTGCCCCGGTTCCTGCCCGCCGCCGTTCTGCCGCCGATCATGCCCAGCCGCCCGGCGGAGGGTTTTATGCGCCCGGTCTGGTATCTTGATAGCCTGGATATATACGCCCCCTATAATCCCCCAAACACAGCATTTTCCACAAAAAACCACCCCGGAAATTTGTGCAAAAAAAACTTCCCCAGTCCCCCCTAAAGGGGGACGGGGGAACGGTTTTGGCCCTATTGACGGCCCGAAAAAATGCCGCTATCATCCGAGGCAAGCGGAGGCCACACGGCCCGCCGCCCAGCGAACCGCCCAGGGCCACCACGGCCCAGGCGACCAGAAAGGGGAGGTGAACATGACCACGCCAACAGCAAGCGAATTGCTTGTACAGCAGGCACGGGAGGCCGAACGGCTCCGGCTCTTGCTACTCGCCAGCGAGTGCAAAGACCTTGACGAGTTCCGCCAGCGGCTCCGCGATCTGCTGAACAAGTAAAGCGCCGGGCCACCCCACCAAGGCACGGCCCGACGCTCTCAACCACGGCACGGGCTGCGAGTTCGCCGCCGCCCTGCCGCTTGTATTCTACCACCGCCGCCGGGGAAAATCAACGCCCCGGCGGGGCGGTTCAAAAAAAATTTCCCCCGTAGGGGGAACCCCCAGTCCCCGAAAAAAATTGCAAAAAAGTGCTTGACAAAACGACACGCAACAGTGTATGCTGAAAGCACAGAACGACACGCAACAGTGAACAGGCCAACGAGCCGGAAAGGAAAAACACCATGACAAACAACGAGATCATCTTTGAGACCGTCCGCGCCAACTTTACCCCCGCCCAGCTTGCCGAGCTGGTCGCCGCCACCTACACCGCCGAGCAGATCGCCGCCCGCCGGGCAGGCGTGAAAATCACCGTTGCTGAGGGCAGCGACGAGACCCCCGACGCCGTGTTTCATGCCATGCTGGCCGCTGACACTTTCCACACTTTCGCGGAGTGGAAGCGCATGGGGTACAGCGTGAAAAAGGGCCAGCACGCCGCCCTGGTGTGCAACCTCTGGAAGTACACCGACAAGCCCGGCAAGGCCGCCAAGGAAGCCGCCGCCGCTGCTGGGCAGGACGCCCCCGAGACCGACCCCCATTTCTATGTGGCAAAGTCCCACCTGTTCAACGCCTTGCAGGTTGAAAAATCCAAGCGCTGACCCAGCCGCCGGACACCTTAGCGGGCCGCACCGGACAAAGCGACCCGACCCCAGCCCGACACCGGGCCACACAAGAAAAAAATAGATGATCTGGAGGTTATCAGCATGAAAAAGTACATGGGCATCTACACCAACGAGGCCGCAAAGGCCCTGAAAGGCTCCGAGCGCATTATCTGCCGCGTGACCGACGACGGCGCGATCTATGTTACCAACGGCTTTATCGCCTATAAGATGAACCCCCCGGAGTATGCCGCCATCGTCCAGCCCGTGACCTGCTGCGAGGCCGGTAACTACACCATGCAGAACGGCGAAAAGGCCGCGGATAACGGCTTTGATCTGGTCAAGCTGTTTAACGAGACCGTGGAGCAGACCGCCAACGCCCCCGCCCTGGAGCGCTGCCCCCTGACCCTCCAGGCAGGCAAGGCCCCTGCCGCCAGCTACTACAACCCCGCCGCCGGTGTGGCGTCGTTCTACAACGCAAAATTTATTGCGGCGCTCACCCCCTCCGCAACGCTCCGGGCCACCGGCGCGATCTCCGCCGCCGTTGCCTATGTGGGCGGCGAACCCCTGGCCCTGGTTCTGCCGATCAAACCCGAACCCAAGGCCGCCCGGGCCGTCAAGGCATACTTTGCCGAGTGTGACAACGGCGCCACCGCCGAGGCCGACAAACTCCGCGCCGAGCTGGCCCAGGCACAAGACGAGCTTTCCGCTGTGCGCGGCGATCTTTACCGGGCCACTAACAAAATCGCCGAGCTGGAAGCCCAGCAGGCCGCGCCCGCCGCCGAGCAGCCCGAACCCAAAACCGCCGCCGAACTGATTGCCGCCCGCTTTGCCGATCTGGCAGGCGTCACCGCCACCATCAAGGGCGCACAGACCGCCGCGCCGGTGGTGTGGCTGGCCGGAGACACCGAGCGCCACGCCGACGCGATCAAGGCCGCCGGGGCCAAGTGGAGCAGCAAAAAATCCGCCTATTATGTCCGCGTCGCCTGACACGGACCCCGGACACCTTAGCGGGCCGCACCGGACAAAGCGACCCGACCCCATGTAAAACCCGCCGCCCAGGGTAAAGGGCAGAAAGGCCAAAAATGAATATGAGATTGACCGATTGGAACGCCTCTCTTGCACACGCCGCTGAGCTGGTAGACAAGTTGAACCAAAACGGTTGCAACGCCCGCGCCATTTCCTACTCCATGTACGATGGGCGCAAAGGTATCGCAATCCAGCTTTTCGATCGGGAAAACAATTTTTCTACCGAGTTCAAAACCGGCATTTTCGCCACATTCGGAGATATGAAAAACGCCCTCAACGCCTGCTATCATCGCGCTATGTCTGCCCAGTTCGGTAGAGTATAAGCCACCCACCAAAGCACAAAACGAGGAGGTTTTCACCATGGCAGCAATCGAGCGCAAAATCAACGGCACTTTTGCCCCCGTCCCCGGCGGCTACGCCCAGCAGATCAACGAGCAGACAACGCTTTTTGTCCCGGAGTTTACAGTTGCCCGCTACGACACCGAAACCGGTGAGCTTTTCGGCCACGCTCCCGACTATGAAGCACTGGAGGCGGCAAAGTCCCCCGCCGTTCACGCAGACAAACCCGGCGAATATTCCTATTGCTACGAAATGGAAAAGGCCCCGACAGGCTGCGACTTCTCCGCCAGTCTTTCATACTACGGCAAGCATTATTATCTCCGTCCGCTCCGCGACGATCTCCCGCAGCTCCGCGGGCGCGGTATATCCTACGACGAGCAGCGCAGCACATACACCGTCACCCGCCGCGCCTATGACAAGCTCAAAGAGCAGTACCGCATGAGCTTTGAAACCTGTCTTGACTGACCACAACCCCCGGACACCTTCGCGGGCCGCACCGGACAAAGCGACCCGGCCCCAGGCCACAAGGCCAAACCACAAACCCCAAAAAGGAGCTGATACCATGCGCAAAGAGCCGTTCCCCATCAAAAATATTCTGGATAGTCTGCGCGAGGATGTCCAGAACGGCACGATCACCCTTTCCCAAGCCGCCGAGGAGCTTCACCGTGCCGGATGGTCAAACTACATCGACGAGGGCACCGCCCGGCGGCTCCTCAAACTGTAAGCCCGCAAGGCCGACGCAAAACGCGCCGCCGGTGCAATCCCGGCCCCGCTCCCACCAGGGCGAGGGCGCTCATGGGCCAAAACCCAAATCCAAAACAGGGAGGTTTCTACCATGGCGCAACCCAAAATCTATGCCGCAGTCCTGAACCACTTCGGCAGCCTGTCCGACCTTGCCGCCACGCTGGGGGCAACGGTTGTTGACGAGACCCTTTGCTTCTCCGGCCTGACGGGTCAGGCGGTTTCCGATCTCATGGAGCAGCACGGGCTTGATTACAACTATTCCGGCACCCCGGAGGCGGCCAAGGAAGCCGACCAATAACCCCACCACCCAAAACCAAGGAGGAAAAGCCATGTACGAACAGCAAAGCCTATTGACCGCCGATCTGGACGAGATCATTGACGCCACCGGCCACAACGACGCACAGCCCCAGGAGCAAGCCCAGAAAGCCCCCGCCGTCAAATATTACCCCATCGACGAGGAGACGGCCCGCCGGGCGCACGAGATGATGTCCATGCGAGACTACCCCGCAGGCCGCGCCACAAACGAATACCGGGCCAGCGTGGACAAAGCCGCCGCCCTGGTTGAGCGCTGCAAGGCCGCCACAAGTCCCTATTACCACGGCAAGCTGGACGCCCTACTTGACCGCTACGCCCGCCGCCTCGCCCAGTGGACGAACGACTACAACCGCAACGGCGCAAGCTGTCCCAGTATCCTTGTTTCCGGCGGCTCTAACTTCCCGGTGAAGAAAAAGCAGCGCCAGAACGCCCGCGAGGACAGCTTGTGGCAGGAGTACAAAGAGATCGAGGCCATCTTGCACAAAATCAAAACCGTCGGCTCCGGCCCCGTCGATCTGGCCGACCCTCACGCCCGTGAAATGCTCACCGATCAGCTCCAGCAGTTACAAAACAGGTTGGACACCGGCAAGGCCATGAACGCCTACTACCGCAAGCACAAGACCTTGAAGGGCTTCCCTGGTATGAGCGATGAAACCGCCGCCCAAAATGACGCTGCCATCCAAAGCGCCTATTCCTGGGCGCAAAAGCCCATGCCTGACTATGAGCTTTCCAGCCTGCGGGGCAAGATCAAGCGGGTGGAAGCCCGCCTTGCCGAGCTGGACAGCCGAGCCGCCCAGCAGACACAGCCCGCCGAAAACACCAAATTTGACGGCGGCGAGATCGTCCGCAACCTGGAGGCCGACCGGCTCCAAATCCTCTTTGACGAAAAGCCCGACGAGGAGACCCGCGCCGCACTCAAATCCAACGGCTTCCGCTGGTCTCCCCGATACAGCGCATGGCAGCGGCAGTTGACACCCAACGCAGAGCAGGCCGCCCGCCGCGCCCTTGGCCTTGATTGACAACCATTTTCGTGACCCCACGAAAATGATACCCGGACACCTTGGAGCCGCCGCACCGGCACAAAGCGACGGCACCCCATACAAAACCCGCCGCCCAGGGTAAAGGGCAGAAAGGCCGCAAATATGTATGTTCTGGAATACAAGCAGCTTCATATCGTCCGTGAGGAGCAGACTAAAAATCGAACCTGCCAAAGCTACCGTTGGAAACAGGCCGCCATCTGCGAGAGCAGGGAACCCCTTGAAGCAATCCGTTCCGCCAAAACTCGCCCCGAAGAATGGCGCGTTGTCCCCATGGGCGACAGCTCAGCAGAGAATTGAAGGAGATTGCCCCATGTCAATTCTGTATGAAAAGTTCAAAAAATACCAGGTTCCCGCATCCTCTGTTGAGGACTTCCGCCGCCGCTACACAAAGCCCGACCGCTTTGCACAGCGCGGCCCGGAATATCAGGCCGCCGTCCTCCAGGCTGCCCGCGACGATCTTGCACAGTTCGGCTATACCATCATCAGCCGCCACGACAGCGTGACCGGTGAAGTCTTGGCCTACTACGAGCCAAACGAACAGGAGGTATCCCAATGATTGACCACAAGAACCACTATGCCCGCTACTGTGAACTCATATCCCTGGCCGCCAGCTCCGCCCCCGCTCGCCAGCGGGACGGCGGATACATGGCCGCCGTCTATATCCTTTCCGCCGACAAAACGCTGTGTGACATCGCCCGACGCAAAATTTGCCCCGACGGTATCAGTTTCCCCGGTATTTTGTCCGTCGCCCGCCGGGCGGAACTGTCTGACAGTCAATTTACAGCCATCCGCTCCGCTCACAATCTATTCAATGGCGGCTCCAGTTCCTCTGTTACCCCCTATGATCTCGCCCTCTGCGATTATCTGACTTTGGACATCATCACGCAGGCCATGTATATCTGGAAGTGCGGCTGCACCATTTCCGCCGGTCAAGACGGCAGCATACAGCTTGACCGCACCGGCGAGTGCCAGCGCCGCGGGATTGAACAGGCCCTTTTCCAGCATTTATCCGAGTTTGAATAGACCTGCGCACTATTTCGTGTTATAATGCAACAAGACAGGAGGCACCCCATGGACAACACACAGCAGATTTTCCCGGCGTTCCGCCTTGTGGCTCAGTTTGCCGACGGCCAGCGCCTCACCTTTGACGGCCTGACCGAGCAGCAGGCGCGGCAAAGCATGGAGGCCGCCCAGGCTCAGCATGGAGATATTACCTGGTTCGACGGCGTAACCGACCAGCACTACGAAAACGGGCGCTATTACAAACTCACCCCGCAGCCCCCGGAGATCACCATGATCGACCTGACGGGCTATAACGAACCCCAGGAGGAGGAATGACCTATGCCAGTTCCAGAATACAGGCGGCGCGGCAACGACCGTTATAACGCCAAGTGCGACTATATCAGCGTCCGCCCGATCAAGTCCATCGGCGCAGCCATCCGTGCCGCCGCCAAGGCCGCCGATCAGAGCGTCCAGGGCTATGTGATACAGGCTTGTATTGAGCGCATGAAGCGGGAGGGCCAGCCCCTCGAACTCAATACGCCAGACGAACCCCCGGAACCCTGACACCGTTATCAGAATGGAAAAAGCGTTATCAAAACCTCAAAAATCGAAACAAAACCCCGGCAGACCGTAACAAAACGGCCCGCCGGGGTTCTTTCATCTTTTCCCGCTCCTGTACAGGTATCTATACCGGCTCCGCAGCGCCCGTATCCGCCGCCGCCGAGCTAAGTACCTACCCACGCTTCCCGCTATCGTTCTCACAAAACCCACGGGCTTTTCCTCCATTCGCAAATTGTTTTTCCACAGCCTTTCCCCGCTTTGTGGAAACTTGAACACGCCGCGCATATAGTCGGTTCAGAAAACTTCCTTTAGGGCTGGTTTCCGGCGGCTCGCCCCTGCGAAAATCCGTCCCGGTGGGCGGCAGACACAGCCCCAAAATCATCCTGCTCCCCGCACAAAATTTTTCGGCGCTTATTATGTACGCGCGCGCGCGGCGCGGGCGGCCAGCTCCGCCGCCCCCGGCAGTTCCTCCAGGGCCTCGCCAAAACGCTCCATAGCCCGCTCGTGCCAGTTTCTCACGGTGCTGTCCGGTGCGTTCATTCTGACACCCGTTTTTGCCCAACTGTAACCACGCACATAGCGCATCAAGATCACCTGCTTGTACCTACCGTTTACGGCGTCCAGGCAGCCCCGGATGGCCGCTGCGTCCGCGCTCAAAACCATCTCGTTCGCCTTGATCTCTGCCAGCCGGTCGCCCACACCGCTTTCCAGCGCCCGCAGGCCCGCTTCTTCCGTCGGTTTCCCCGGCGACGAGCTGTGCGGCGTCCCGTCATACGCCAGCCCACGCAGCCCATAGTAATTGCCCTCCAGCTCCTCCCGCTCCTGCTGTAACAAGCGCAGCATACCCGGAATGGCCTTGTAATACTGGGCTATGTGTTTCACGCTCTTAAACTGCATCGTCGCCTCCCGTTCCCGGCTTTCTGTTCGCCGTCTCCCTCTAACACCCTCAGTCCAGCGTTCTGCTGAAAATCGGCTCGTCAGCCTTGCTTTCGTCCACTTCCACCGGCTCACCGAGAATTTCCGTCAGCCGTCTTGCCAGCATGGCGTACCCGAAGTAGTCCCCGCCCTTTGCCCACTCTCCAAACTCCCGGAACACAGCTTCCGTGGCTTTGATCGTCTCCTCCAGGCGCTCCCGGCCAAAGCCCAGCGCCTTGTGTGTGCCCAGTGCGTAGCACTTGACCACGATCTCCGCCGCTTCCCGCTGTTCTCCCAGCATGGCCCAGTCTCTTGCTTTTTTGGGTGGCTTCGTGATAGGCAGCACAAAATTCCCGTCGTACAAGCCCGCCAGCGTCTCGTTGAGCAGTTTCTTTGCCCGCTCCATACCCACGGCCCTCTGGTTGATTGCAAAGCGCTCCAGCTCCCCATTGGCCGCGTCCGTCACTCTCTGCAAGCGGCCCTCTCCAATGCCGTACCGGTCATTCAGCGCCACCATGAAGCACAAACAGATCGCATGGCCTGCCGCCTCCCGGTTTTCCTGTACCCGCTCGCTTTCCGGCTTCTTGGTGCGCAGATACCGCGCCTGGGCCTGCCGGGCCACATTCCCAGCGAAAACAGGCGGCTTTCTTTTATGCTTCCCCATGGTTTTCCTCCATTTCCACAATGTTTTCACATCTCCGCCCGCAGATGGGGCAGAACTGCACACAAAGCACATTCAGCCCGCCACCTGTGGTCGTACTGTCCATACACAGGCGTGGCCTGCCGTTTTCGTCCCACTCAATCCAAAAGGCCATCCCGTCCACGGTCTCCAGCTTTTGGTGCCGCTGGCACAGCCCGCACACGGGTTTCTGCTTCTCGTCCATCGTTACTTTGCCCCCTTGGTCAGTTCTGTCCAGCGGTCAATTTCCTCTTTGCTGTCCGCTGTTATGATCTCCGTGAATTTCCATCCAGCCGGGCGGGCCACCTGTTCCAGGAATACCCGCCGCCGCAGGGCATAATCCCGCTGCATCCGCCGGACAAACTTGCTCTTGATCTCCACGATCTCCACGGTTCCGTCTGCATAAACCAACCGGAAGTCCGCAGTATACCGAACCGGGCGCAGCTTCAAAGCCCCGTATTGTCCCGCCGGGAACAGGGGAAAGCATGGGTGGGCCTCCCACTCCACGATCTCACCCCGCGCCACCTTTGGGGCCACGGTGCCGATGTAATATTCATACTCGCCCAGGCTGTCAAACTCCTTGCCGGTGATCTTCGCGGCCCGTGCCGCCTCCGCCAGCGGGTCGCTCCGCTTTTTTCTTCCCTTGGCGAGCTGCGCTTCCGCCTGCGCCCGGTAGCGCGGCGGCAGGTCGGACAGCTCCAGACGGAACGCCATCACAAAATGCCCTCCCGCCGTTTTTCTTCCTGTGTCGCCTGCATATCGGCGTGGTGCAGGGCCAGCACAAGGGCACATTTGTCCTGTGCTTCGTTCAGCGCCCGGCTCCCGCCCCGGAAAGCATCGTCATAAGCCCCCATGTGCCAGCGGATAGCAAGAGCCTCCTCGTCGGTCAAGTCCATGAACTTCATCACCAGATACACAGACTTTTCCCCATGCCCCATCGGCAGCTGGTCTTTCACGCTGTACTTTCCGTCCCGCTCCCTGCGGTAATAGCCGGTTTTGCAGACATCATGCAGCAGTGCCACGACGGCGACACTCTCCCCGCCGTACTCCCGGATGGTATACTGTCCGAGCAGGGCATAATATACATTCAGGCTGTGTTCCACCAGCCCGCCGGGATATGCCCCGTGAAAGCGTGTGCTGGCCGGTGCCTCGAAAAAGTCCGTGGTTCCAAGCCAGGCCAGCAGGTCTGCCGCCCCTGGCCTCGTCACCTGGGATATGAAAATTTCCTTGAACCGTTCCTTGTTTGTCATACAGGTCTCCTCCTCGTCTGTTTGATATTCCCACGCCCATGCCAGCATTCGGCACGGCGCAAGATCACGATTGTGTGGCGCATACCCCCGTCGCTCACTTTGGTTTCCACCCGGTTCAGGGTGTACCCCGGATACTTCTTCTCCCAAAATTCCGTGTCGTCTATGTACAGGGTGCTGGCCTCGTCCAGCTTCCGGCGGCTCCACTTGCTGTCATTGGGCGGAGGTGTCTTTGGTTTCTCCAGGCCCCGGCTCTGTCTCCAGCTCCGGGCACACCGCTTGTTCTTGCTGATGTATCGCACAAGACTTTCCACGCTGCCATGGTCAACATCCAGGTATTCTCCGCGCGTCAAGCCTATTCTTTTCCCGTTTACGCTCCACAGTTCTTCCAACACATCCCTGGTCAAGCCCTCCGTGTGCTGGATGATCGCGTGGTGATGATGGCGGCCACAAACTTTCCCGTCCTCCGTGATCGTGGTGTACTCCGTCGCCGCCACCCACTTGGGGCGCTGCACTCCGTTCCTGTCACACCACCGGTAAAGCCGCTTGATGTAGTTCGTAAAATCCAGGTCGGCCCTGTGTGTGTCCCCCGGCTCCGGCAGATGATCGTCGTCGTATGTCCCAGTCCAGGAGAAATCCCCTTTTCCGAAGTTGGTGTTGACGAGCTGCACATGGTAGCGCTTGGCCCGGTTGTCGTTGTAGGTCTGCTTTGCCAGAGAGGATGCTTCTTTTTTCTTTGCCCGGCGTGACGCCTTATGCTTCTTGGCTGATACAGGGTATAGATCGACCTCCATGTATGGGGCTGTGTCGTAGTCCTTGCCGCAGATATGCTTTTGTTCTCGGTAATACAGGCCCACGACCTCACCCCTCCCCATAGCACCCGCTCCGTCTGTGTCAAGGCCGGGTCGTATTTCCTGCCGGAAATCTCCACCCTTTCCCTTGACCCAGCCTGCGCTTGGTGCTGATCGCTGATTACCGGAAGCAAGGGCGGGCCTTGCTTCCGCTCAACAACATTCTCTTTCCTGTCCGGCCAGCCTTTTGGCCTGTCCCTCCTGGGCTTCCACCTCTCCCGGTGGCCTGTCCCTTAACTTAACGCTGATATACCAGCCCATTGTCGGCCCTCGCCGACTTTATTTTTTGCCCGCCGTCAGGCAGGCACAGGAGTTTTCTCAACCGGCAAGGCCGCGCCGATCACCGGCGCGACCGCTGCCGCTCGCTGAATTGTCAGGTGCTTTTTTCTCGTCGCCGTCCCCGGCTACAATAATCATCCGGGCGCACAATGCCCAGGTAGCCACGGCCACATTCCCCGTAACAGCCAGTGATCTCCAGGTGGCAGCACTCTTTGCACCGCACCAGCTCCTCTGTATCCCGCTTGTCCGCTGGCTTCCTGGTCTTTTTCTCTTTGGGCCATACCTGCCAGCGGGATGGGTTATCTTTTCTCCGGCTCATTTTCTCCCTCCGTCTGGTGCGCTTTCCAGTTTTCAAAATACCTGTTCAGGTCTCCTTTGAACCCCGTGCAGAGGTAGACGCTGTGAACCTGTTCGCCTTTGCTTTTGCACTCCCAGCAGTTCAGCCCGTTGTTGCACGGCTCCGCGCAAAACTGGCACATACAGTCGGCGTTATCGAATGGACACAGCTCGTTTCCTTCCATATCCCGGCCTCCTTGTCTACTCCGCACGGCTGAACCGTCCCAAAATCCAGCCCCATTGTTTTTCCGTTAGCTCCGATGTTTCATCCGCAATCACGATTTCCCGCCCGCAGGCAGGGCAGAAGCGCCACCCGTTTTCCTCCGGGCCGTCCGCCTCAAAGTTCTCTATGTATCCGCACTTCCCGCACACCCAGGCGTCATGCTCCTGGTCTGCGCAGGCGTAGACTGTTTTCTCATTCATTTCTGTTCCTCGCTTTCCTCTGGCTTTCCATGCTGGCACTCCTCGCACTCCAATTCCTCGTTCAGGTTGTCACAGGGCCGCTCCTCATATTCCGGGCAGTTACACCGGTATCTCATATCTGTTTCCCCTTTCTTTCCCCAGGCATCAGAGCGTCCGTATGCAGGGAGATCATTTTTTCTCTGGTCAGCTTGTCCACCACCATCCCGATTTCTCGGTATCCGCACATGGACGCCAGCCGTTCCAGGTTCTTTGCCGTCTGTGCCGTTACCAGAATAGAGATACGGCGCATATTCTTTTTGCTCATGCCACAACCGCCTCCCGTCATACGCTCACATACCGGTTCCGACAGTTCACATTGTTGCAGAACCGTTCCCGCCCGATCTCTCGCAACGGCTGACCGCAGTATTGGCAAAAGCCTCCGTCCTGACGGGGTGGCGCATCGTCCGCGTGTGTGCCTCCATACCTCATGCGGTTCACCAAGCACACCATTGACCCTGGCTGCGCCGCAGCTATGCAGTATTCCTTTGCCTTGCAGTAATAGCAGTCCATCAAATCGCCTCCATTGTTGCAGTTCTCGTCATGCCGTCACAGCCTTTTCCAGCTCCTCCATGGTCGTGATCGTCCGGCTACACCACTCCGGCAGGTTCGCCCGTACAAGGGCCATCGCCATGGGAGGGCATACTGCGTTCCCGCACCGGGCCACCTGCTTTGTTTTCCCGTACTCGTTGCCCAGGTAATCCCGGTCGATGATGTAATCCGGTGGAAAACCCATGGCGTTATAGAGTTCCCGCGGCGTCAGCATCCGCAGAAGGATGTCCGCGATAAAGTAAAGCCCTCCGCCGATCTCCAGCAGCAGGATTTCATCGTCTGCCATCTCATACCCACAATGGCGGTTGAGCAGGTCGCGGACTTCCGGCCAGTGCATCAGGTCTTGGCTTCCCGCCTCCATCAGCTCTGCCCGGCAGTCTGCAAATTCCCCGGCAGATGCCGTGATCGTTCGCAGTGGCCGATCTGCGTCCTGCCCAATGTCCCGCCCTTTGATCTCGACAATATGGGCCGCCGCTACCGCATTGTGGTCAACCGCCGTCACCGTCGGCAGCGGCTCTTGCGCTTCCGCCCCTATCACGCCTCCGTAATACTTGCAGATGTGGGCGCAGACTATCGCCTCCCGGTCGTGGCTCGTTACCGTGTGCATCGGCTTTCTTACATCAATCGGCTGCCCATTCCCGAAATATTCTACAAGCTGTGCCGTGGTCAGCCCGTACCGGTTGGAGGCGTCCACCGTCGGCAGCGGCATCCTCAGCCCATTCGCCCGAACATTTTCCGTCTGCTCCGTGTGGTACTGAATAATGTTCGCCGCCACAACACACGCCTCTTGTTTTGTTACCCCAGTGGGCGCAGGGTCTCTGGCATCTCTGACGCGATCTCCGCCGCCGGTCTGCCCAATGCTCATGATATTCGCTGCCGTTCCACTTTCGTGGTTGCACTCCACGATGAACGGGTGACCGCTTCGGATGGTAAACTTGTCCACGCCCCGGATAACCCGCCGCATGGTGTTATCCGCCAGTGGCCGGACGGCGTTCACACCATATTTTTCTTTCAGCTCCCGCTTACTGGCAAATACAGAGTAGCAAGGTACGCTCCAGTCGATGATCTCCGCGGCGCTTTTCCATGGCATCAGCCGCCCATCTCGTACCTCCTCGCTGTCTCTCGGCCCATGCGTCCGTTCCGGCCACACGATAGGCCGCCCGTCGCAGCGAGCAACCAGCACAAAGCGTTTTCTTGTGGTCGGCGCTCCCAGGTCTGCCGCAACGATCTCCCGGTGTTCAACCTGATACCCCAGCTCCAGAAGCTGCCGCTTCCATTTTTGAAAGGTCTGTCCGGCTTTTTTCTTCACCGGTTTTCCTTTTCGTACAGGTCCCCAGGTAACGAACTCCTCCACATTTTCCAGGATAATCACCCGCGGGCGGACAGTCCCGGCCCATCGCAGCACAATCCACGCAAGGCCCCGGATATTCCGGTCTACCAGCGCCGCGCCTTTGGCTTTGGAGAAGTGCTTACAATCCGGCGAGAACCACGCAAGCCCCACCGGACGGCCCCGGCAAACCTCTCTCGGGTCTACATCCCACACGCTCGCTTGCAGGTGTTCCGTGTAGGGGTGGTTTGTCCGGTGCATTAGGATTGCATCAGGGTCATGGTTGATGGCGATTGCCACCGGACGCCCTGTTGCCAGTTCCATGCCTGTGGAGGCCCCGCCGCCCCCCGCAAAGTTGTCCACTATGATCTCGTCAAGAAAATTGAGCTGGCTTTTTCCGCTCCTCGTCTGCTTATTTGTCATAGCTTATCTCCAATCAATGTTACCTGTGGTTCATAGTTCAGCCACACAGTTTCCGTCCTTTTCCCACCCCCCTCAGCCAACGCCTTTTTATGTAGCTTCATCCACCCCTGTAGGTGTCGGTCGTACAGTTCGTTGTCATACCCGGATAGAATGACCGGCCCTGTATGGTCTTTCAGCGCTTCCAGCAATTCGATATGCTCCGCGTCCTCCACCATGTCCACAACATACTGTCGTCCTTTTCGCTTGGAAATCACATAGGGCGGGTCTGCGTAGATCAACACCTCCGGGTGTTGGAAACGCCGTATCACATCCACCGCCGGGGCCTGTTCGATTTGTGCATCTTTCAGCCTGGTCGCCGCTGCTGCTATCCATTCCGGCAGCTGTCTCCAGTAGCGCATATCATAGGCGTATTCTCTGCCTGCGCGGTCGTTTTTCCATCCGCCCTTGTAAACAGATGTACTCCCGTGGCTCTGCCAATAGCGAACCAGCGTCATCCTGGCCGCTTCCACCCCCACGCTCGGAACACCAGCGCGGAACCGAAATTTTCCCCACGCCTGTTCATACTCCGCTCGGCTGTATGGCGTCATGGTCACACACCGCATCAACTCCTCCGGTTCTTCCCGGATGCATCGAAACAGGTTGACGATCTCGCCGTCCATATCGTTGATGGTTTCAATGCGGCTTGGCTCCTTTTTGAAAAAGACTGCTCCACTTCCAAAAAACGGTTCCAGGTAGCTCTTGTGCGGCGGCATAAGCGATATGATCCACTCGGCCATCTTCCACTTGCTCCCCGGATATTTCAGCACAGGCCGCATCTCGACTTTTTCAGTCCTCATGGCTTATCTCCATTCGATAGCCTGCCCACACTGCCCGCAGAAGTTCTGCTCATTCCCGTCCTCATTGTGCAGGTATTCGCCGCTCCCGCAGCGGGGACAGGCCATGATACTTTTATCGCCGTCAGGATAGGGGCGCAGCGGCACCAGTTTCCCCAGCGCATCCCGCCCCATCCGGCAAGCCTCATTTACAGCCTCCATGCCGTCGTAGTTCTCC